TTCGCTTGGCGGGGTTCCGCCACATGAAACTGTGCATGCATCAGACGTATAAAATGACATTGTAGCGCCCCATGAAACTGACGATGGTGCTGAATCATTGACGTGAGTGAATATGGCAGCATGATCGCGGTATGCGCCGCCAGCATAATACGTAAATGTCATCTGGAGAGCCTGATCACCGTTTTGCACACTGGCAGGAGCTGCTGTTGTTCCGCGTGAAAATTGAGTAACTAATTGTTGTGCTGCATTGCTGTCAACGTGCGTTCCGAGTGTCAGTATGTCTGACGTATTGTCGAGATGCCAACTAACCGGCGGCGTAATAATACAGCCAGTACACGTCCCTGTCAAATTCAGATTTGCTGCATAGACCGTTCGCCACCGCGCAGGAATCGTATCATTGCCGATATCATGCGATACATTTGCATTCGGAATCAAGTGTCCTGTGACACCTTGTCCTGCTGACGAATTCGATATAGTGATGTTGTTGAAAAATGCATTCTGTAATCGAGCACTGCTGCTACCCAGATTATAGGCATGCACATTGCTGTATCTGTACGACGCAGAGCCAAGCGAATACAGATTATCTACGCTCGGATTCAACGTGCTGATTAAGCCATCGCCGGATGCATCAGAGACGCTGACGAACCGGAAAAACGAATTAGTCCAGCGTTGTGACGATGTACCCAAACTCTGACTGCCAACAGGAACTAGTAGCTTATATATCTCGACAGAATTACGGCCAAACATTGTAGATACTGTATTGTCTCCAGCATAGACAAAAATATTAATGTCATCGCCTGCCACGTGACTGCCGAATATTTCTGCGCGCACGGTCCGCGACCCACTAATCATTGATCTCCATTCGATCTCACCGACGTTATCACCTACTTGTGTGTTCGCAAAATTACGCGAATGATCAAAGCGTAAACGTCCTGTGTCACTGACATCCTGCTTCGGAATCAGATTGATTTGCTGTCGAGTCAATGTAGACTGTGCAAAAGCAACCGGAGACAACAACACAATCAGAATAATATGTATCATACTACCTCTATACTAGATAACAATCGCCAGTGAGTGCCATCAGAAAAAAACAAGAAATGGTTACGAGCATTCGGATCTGGCTGTAATATCGTTGGCGTGCTGGAATGGAATGCCGATCCCCAAGTAATTCCTCTCCCCCCAGTCGCATCTTGAATTAGTGTCACAACGAGTATGCCTGTAGCTATCGGCTCTGTAATTGATGTACTAGATGCAGTAAGCGTCTGCGGTACACGTATGGTGACATCTGATGGTCCTATCGCTGCACCTCCTGCTGCTATTCCTGCTGCTCCACCGCCACCAGCCAAGAACGAAGTGAACAACGAAAGATAATCAGGCAACTGAGTGGTGCTCAATGCGGATATTTTGTACCGTATCTTTTGATCCTCATCAATACTTGCATCCACCTTATCAGTTAGAAATGTAGCATTGACTCCAAATGCCGGTAGATTGATCGTCTGTAGCTGACCTGGTTGAAGTCCGGCTACACGTGTCTCGTAGAGACATTCTATAGGAGCGCCGATGCGCTCATTAAGTATCGCTGTGACCATAGATTGTCCCTGTGTCTGATTAGTGATAGCAGTATTCTGCAGCACCACTTCGTAGCGCCCATTGGTTCCAGGTTCCAGCGCGCTGCGCGCTGTTTGCTCGCTAGTATTTTCATCCGAAACTGAATCAAAACCATATGCGCGATAACTAACAAATAGAGTATCACTACTGCCTAACGGTGATGCCGCATCGTCCTGATAGATGTAATGATCACCTGGCGTGTAATACCAATCTTTGCCTGTGTCCACATCGAGAATGCCTACAGTTTTTTCGATTCCATTGACAGTGATCGACACTACTTGATTGATGACGGTTGAAAAATAAAAAATCTTATTTGTCCCATCACCATTTCTAGACACTACAGTCTTTGCAAATGCATCCGAATTAAGCCGGAGATACACGCGATTAGCGTAGACTTCATCCGTATGCCTGAATCTGAGATTCCTGGATAGTATCTGTGCCGATGCGTCAGTGACATTGAACGGCGCAGCATATTCCGTACGCGGGATGAAATGTAGTTGCTTGTTCGCTCCAACATACCAAACATAGCCCGACAACCGCGCTAGCTCCTCAATGATATCGGCATAGGTAGACCATTCAGCGGTGAGCAATTCCACGGCAGTGCCATCACGGATTATCCCTGCTGTGAATCCTTGAGTGATTAATCCGCGTACAATTGATCCTGCATACTTAATCAGATGGTGCCTGCCAATACCATCGTTGGTCAGATTGATGGGCGAACCTCCGGAGGACATACTTAGCTGGCACGTGGTGCTGGTACGATTTATCACATAATATTTGCCCGACGTAGTAAGAGGTGCGGGAGGAGTGTTCGTCGATCTTACTGCGACGATATTATCATTTTGATATGGATTAAAACCATCAGCGAAAGTGAGCACATCAGAAATAGCATTTGACTCAAACGGACCGCGGCCAAATGCCACAGCATTCACATAGAGTCTATCCAATCGTGATTCATACCCTGCAATACGTACATCATAATACAGCACAGGCGCCGCAAATACAGGTTTCTGCTGCTCAAACTCTTGCATTACGCCGCCAAAAATTGGAGCGCCATCAGAAATGACAACTTCTTTTCCGCGCACTGGCCGATATGTGGACCCATTCGTCTTATCCACCAATCGCACACTACATGTAGATCGTCTACCTAGTGCCCACGAGATATTAAAATCTCTCATGTGAGCGGTAATATCGACGCCTCCTTCTGTCACAATAATAGCCATTATGCGAATGCCCTGGATACTAACCGGAGTTCTCTCGTGATCATTTGCGCCAGATCACGGCCATCGGTTCCTGCTGAGGTATTAATGTTGATTGTAATAGGCGCATTTGATGTTTGCGTTACTTGATCACGATTGAAAAAATCTATCTGAGCCAAACCAAGATAAATTTTCTCGATGCCTGCATTAATGGATTCCAGGAGAGGCAATCGTGTCAAATTAGGTAAGTATGTATCCAGCCTTTCTTGTATTGATTGCAACTGAGAAAGCTGACCGCGCGATGTTACCTCGATTCGCCCTATGTCTACTTCCATGCGGCGACCCTGAACTAATTGAAGAGCAGAGAATACTGCATTCGTAATTGTACCAATTGTGTTTACCGCACCCAACGCTCCGGATGCTAGTTGGCCGATATTATCCGCTCCCGGTGCAGCTTTTTTAGCTTGTGTTCCGGTAGATATACCGCCGAATACATCACTGATAGCTCGACCGAAGCTCCCCAGTTTGGATAACGCGCCACTAAGTGCATTGATCAATACCTTGATTCCTTGTTCAATTGCATAGCGCAACAAAGCGCGCGATATATCTATCGCGATACCCTGAAACACTTCGCCAAGAGTTTTTGCTCGGCTAATCACATCAGTGATTCCGCGGCTTAAATCAGTCACTATGGTAGATACTTGCCTTGCGAAAACACTCGCTTCAGCGGTTTTTTTACGAACGCTTTCTGTGGTTACTTCATTCGTGCGTTCCGTAGCTATGCGCAAGTCCTCTTGCGCACGCAAAATGTCTCTGTCAGTAGCTTGTCCGCGTTCCTTAAGTTCTGTGATACGACTTAAGTTCTCTTGCGCTTTTTGCAGCTCACGGTTCAATGCTGTTTGCGCTCTCGGACCTAGGATTTGCTCTACCTCAAGCGGTGTTCCACGTAATCTCTCAGCAGTCGGAATCCGGATATCCTCAGTACGTATTGGTATTACGATTTCACCGAATTGGCTCGATGCCAACCGTAGTCTCTCCAATGTGATGATTGTCTCATTCAACACGTCTGTGTATCGTGATTGAGCGGTAATCTGATTATTCACACTAAGACGATCCATCTGATTCTGATATGCGTCAAAAGCGTTGAGATACTCATGAAGCGTAATCGTGTTAGTCGCAAATGCGCGCCTAACCACATCCATGTTCCGCTCTAGTTCTGCTAATTCTGCCGTGATGAGAGTAGCACCAAGTTTGCGAAATGCATCCTCGATCGTTAATGCCGATACCTTCACTTCACCCATCGACTTTTTTAGTTTCTCGTTTTGCTTTTCGTATGCTACTGTTGCTGCTCGTAGATCATCGATAGAGATTTGTTTATTTCGAAACGCCGTACGTACCACATCTATGCTCTGTCTCAGCTCAGACAATTCTTTGCTTACTCGAGGCGCACCAAGATTCTTGAATGCCTCATCCAGGGATATTGACTTTGCAGAACTGACATGCTCAACAGTAATTCCCAGATTGGCCACTGCCTGAGAAAAATCCTCCACTTTTTCTTTGGTGGCAGTAACAGCATCACCACTGCCCGACAGACTACTAATAAATTTCCCAACAAGAACACTGACTACAGTTAATCCAGAACCAAGCGCAAGCAAATGCGGTACAGGCAAGCGCGTTAGCGCAAGTAGTAGCACCCCCAATTTGCTTATGCCTTCTGCAACTTTTGCTCCCGGTCCCGCCGCAAGGACTAACCCTCCTACAGCCAAAGCTACTGACTGAATAGCGCCAGGTAATCGCGAAAATGATTCAGCTGCTCTTGCTGCGGCAGCTGCCATGCCCTCTAATTTGGGCAGGAGACCTTCCACCGTCGGCGCTAATTTTTCCCCGATGCGTGCAAGCGAATCATTTACAGAGTCTCTAAGATTCTCGAATGCATTTTGAATACCGCCTGTGGTCCGCGGCATCTTACTTAATTCACGCAATACGATGTCGATGAACTGTTGCGACGAAATTCCAAGTCTCTCAAATGTTTTTGCAGGATCCCCAATTGCTTCCGGTCCAAATTGCTGTTTTATTATTTGCGCTAACTGCGGTACGCGCTCAATTAGCGGCTTTAAGTTATCGGCAGTTATTTTTCCGCGGCTAGAAAGTTGTCCGAGCTGTCGTATCACTTCGCTGAGATCTTCTCGGCCACGCCCGACTGTTGCCAACGCATTACCAAATTCAATCAACACGCGACGGGATTGATCAGCTGACAATCCGACTGCCTGTAAGTTGATCGCTCCTTGTACGGCTTCACGTAGTCCGAGACCGGGTAGCTTAGCGACTTCACGTAACTGTTCCAGTTGTCTGTTTGCTGCTTGCGCTGATCCAGTAACGGCAATTAGTCCGCGCTTCAGGGAATCGATATCGCCAAATGCCTTTATTGCTGCGCCAGCAGCAAGACCAAGAGGCAACGTAAGCGAGGTGGTCAGAGTATTCCCGATTGTCCCAAATCTCTCTGATAGAGCCAGCGCCTGTTTTTGCGCAGCATGGATACCTTTCTCAAAGCCACTTGTATCAGCGCTGATCTTGACGATGAGTTCCCTTAGTGACGCCACAATCAAATACCTAGTGCTTTTAAACGCCTATGCACTTCCATCATATCTTCATCGAGATTTGGTTTTCTTGGCGGATCATCTGGCAGTATATCCCTTGACCCTGTAATCGCATATAGTATGTATCGCAATTGCCGATCTTCGTATTGCATGTGCTCTATATGCCGCTCGATCATTGCACGTAAAGCGGCTAGCGATAATGATGCAATTTCTTCGCCGGTCAATCCCAGATCATACCGACAGTAGGCCCACAGACCTATGTCGGTTGCGAAGGGTTTTTTAATTCTTCTTTCGCGCTGGCGCCGGATATGTCTATCGGCTTTCCGTTATTCAACAGCACTGAAGCAATCGCCAAAATTGCTTTTTGCATTATCTCGACGCTGACCATGTGTTCGCGAATAAGTGCTTCTGGTTTTCCAGTGAGTGCCTCAAGTATCTGACAGAGATTTTCGTCAGTGATGGCAGCCATCACATTTTCTCCAATCAGAAGATTTCTGCCAGTAATACGGCGCACTGCGCCGACCTGGCTAATGTCACATGTTAAGCACAGCACAAGCGAACCCAACTCGAGCAAAACAGATACTTCCGGCACTGTGCTCATTTATGTTCTCGTTAGGTTGCCGCTCAACTTAATTGCGGTCGTGTATGATCCTGCCTGATTTTGTTCTCCGCTATATTGCCACGACTTCACGAAACCAGAGAACGTTATCGTATTGCCAGCCCCAGTGAACGGTAGCAAAACTTTAAAATCATCAGTCACGTTTGTTGCGTTGAATCTGTTCAGTATCTGCGCGTTCCCGGCATCCGCAAAATCATCATAAATAGTCAGTGTCATTTCCCCGAAATCAGGAATACCGGATAAAAACTGTTGTGCTGTATCTGCCAGAGCAGTAACATCAATTTCCGTTTTTTGTCCAGTCGGACCTGATATCGATCGGACCCCAGCTATATTTGTATAGACATTCGCAATACGGATTTGGACAACAGACCCTGCGGTGCTGTATCTTGACATGTTACATTTACCCCCTTATTGACTCATTAAGATTTCCAGTGAACGCATGTGCGCCACAATGCTCGAATGAAATATCAGGATCAATCCAGATATCTCCACCAAGCGCTTTCCACAAATCGCAAAATCCAAAATCTTCAGATAAGTACATCTTACTCGATGTTTCCGGCACGCATGGGAAGAAATCAAATGCATTATCGTTGATTACATCATTCGACTCCGATACAATTACTCTGCGCGACGGATATGCTTGTATCATAGCCTCGATTGCGCTCCGCTTAATCATCATGAATCCTGTCGGCACATACTCGGCTTGCAGACAACGCGTCTCCTCATCGTACACAAGCGGATTACAGAGAACCGCTGGCCATGATTTTTGCAGACTTTTTTTTGGATATACTCCAGCCACGACTGATTTATTCCATCGCAGCAAATTCAATACGCTTTCTGGAGGATCCCATCCTAGATCAGCATCCACAAAAAGTAGGTGAGTATGATAGCTGCTTGACAAGAAGTGACTCAATAACGAGATACGTGCACGCGGCACGAGTGAATCCCCATGTTGCCATCGAATTTCAAAACCGATATGCTTAGCACGCGCTGCACGTTCAGCCTTCATCACACTGGATACATAGTTGACATGGACTTTTCCATCATAACTAGGTGTCGCTAACATAATACTGTATTGATTTGGAGTCGGTACATACCATATGGATCCTGCTCCACGTTTCACGCGCTCTCCGAATACTTCCGTCACTGCTCTTTTCACGTCCGGTATATCCCAATCATGACCTGCAATCATACATAGTGCTTTCGGCGTCCATGATGTAATATCCGCCCTAACCTCCTCGTATGTGTGGCCGCCGTCGATGAACACCATATCCACGATTGGTAACCTCTCTGCTATCTCTGTGCTCTCGCCGCGCCGGATAAACAGATTATTGTGACCGGTTGTGTTGCTGCAAAACTCTGCATAGATATCCCTCTCACGTGCTTCCCTGTGCGGTCCATTTAATTCTGCTATAGATCCGCGCCAATGATCAACTGCATATACAATACCAGGACAATGTGACAGCAATGCTGTCGTCGTACGCCCCTTCCAGCATCCTATTTCTGCGATGGATGCACACTTGGTTGCTATATTTCCCAACCATGTTAGTTCCTCAGTAGTCATCCACCCCTGGATCGACTGCGCTCTCTCAATCACAGCAGCATCTATGCGTGCCATATCTCGTACTCCACAGTGCGGACGTGCAATCCCACATCGTGCAGTTCCTCAGATGGCTCATCTGCTGAATTACGCAGATATGCCGCCTCAACAAATGCTCCTGCATATTGTCCCTGCATTGCACGCAGTGCTACTTTGAGCGCAGTCGCAATTGCCGCCTTTGTATCCGGATCATCAGCAACACATGCGAATACATAGGTTGACTTGAACCATAAAAAATTTCCTGTAATATCTGTTTCCTCATCCTCTGAATTCAAAGTGAACACCACAAATGGAAGCAATGATTCCGATGTATCTTCAGGCGTCTTGTCATAATCTGGATAGATGCGCTGAGACACTAGCACCGATAGCGGTGCATGATTAGACAACTGCGAATAGATTGCTTGTTCAATGCTCATTGCGACAATACTGAGTTTACTCTGGATAAAACCAACTCGAGTGCCTGATTCCCTGTCGTTCTTACTGCTCTCGCGAAATATGCATTTGCTTTTACTCCTGCTATCTGTCTCGCGCTTTTCCACTTTGACTTAAAACGAAATCGCATAAGCTTGCCGCCCCATGTACGCACAGATGTGCCAAATTCTATTAAGTGACCATGAGGGGCTTTACTTCGTCCGCTAAGCACATTTACTCGCACATACGCTACCTGCGACTGTGTTTTGCGCTTCACCAAAAACGAGACTATGGAACGCTGTAATAATCCTGGTGAAAGTGATCCGTCGCGCTTGCGCCCACGCGGGGCTTCCTTGCGCGCGGCATCGCGAATCAGCTTAGCGGCATCACGCAATGCTGGTCTTGCCACAGCAGGCACAATTCCCGCTATCCTGGAAAATTCACGCTGTAATTCCTGTACTCCGATAACTTGGATGCCCATCTGTCTCTTCAGGTAATTTGCCCATAAAATTACACTCCTGCTTTATGGGGCCCCTCCTTGAGAAGTATCGTCAGCATAGGAGATGATATCGGTGGTTTACCATCATCTGACAGCACCCCGACAATATCAAAATATCTACCATCGTGCACTATACGTGACCGCGTAGTAACGTACAAATATCCACGCATATGTATCAACCAATCTACGCTCTCGGCTACATGTTGGGCGACACTAAATTCTTGTGCGGTTTTCGGAATGAACCTCGCCCATCTCTTACCTATTTCGGTCCACCTCAGCGTCTGTCCTCCGCTCGTTGTCCGCTCCTCTGATACCTGTTCGATAGTAACCAACATATCGAGATGTCCAGTCCGACTCCTAGCGCTGCTGCCGATAGACATACTCATCCACTAATCTCTCAGACCCATGTAATAGTGCACGAGGTATGAGGTTTGAGCGATTGACGTTTTCGCGATCCTGATAATACGTTGCGATCATTAATAACATCGCATGTTTGATTGCGGTTGGCGTGATGGTATATCCAGCTATGTAACGCACCTCAATGGGCTGAATACGCCTCAGTGTTATCGTCGGCCATGTCTTATTTAGCGCTGGAATAATTCTGTGTGGTTCCACGATTATTTCAGCCTGATAATCTGACGGCGCGAGTGTCTGTGATGATCCAGACTCAGGATAGTAGATAATATCAGTGACCGATATCACAGGAGAATACGGAAGAATCAACGCAGACCCAAAGCACGGATACCATGATTGTAGTGTTTGAATGGTCAGCTTGCGGTTTGTCCAATTCTGAATTACGCTCTCGGCTACAGATATTAGCTGAATGATGTACTGATCTTCATCGATGTAGGTAACTCGCAAATGCTCCTTAGCCTCAGATAGAGTCACTATCTGCTCTGTTGCTGGAAGAGCGAGTACCTGCGTCGCATTCGAATATACTGGCATGTTGCACGGCAACTAAAAAAGAGGCGCCCATTAAAATCGGTAGGGCGCCTCCAGCACCCACATGAAAGGACGTACCCACATCATACTACATCACAGACGGTGGTGAAGCCTGTTGATACGCGCTGTCCACTATCAGATACGCACTGGTGATATTGGCCACATTAGATGCTGACGTAGACACACCAACGCAATTAAAATTATTCGCAAGATCCAATCTGGATACCAAAATCTCAAACTCTACTCCCTTAACGCCAGTAGAAGATGATGTTTGAAACGTCGATGCTTGATTCTGTTGTGTGAACAAATCCGACGATGCCTGATTTTGACTTGCGAAAATAGGCACTGTCGGCCCTGCTTTTGAGCCTGCGC